TCCCGTGCTGAAACCTACTACGACAACGCTGACGACACCTCGGACTGCGGTTACATCTCCTACCTCCTTTGGGGTGGCAAGTCGGCTCTTTCTTGGAGCAGGAACAAACTTCGGGAACTTGGCGAACTCGACTAAAGCCCCCAACGAAGAGGCCCAGGTCCAAGCCCGCATGGATTCGCTGATGATGGTCATCACCACCCTCTGCGACTGCATTGGTGCGGTGGAGGAATCCAACTCGCCCAACGCCTTTGCGGTCAAGATGAAGATTGTGGACAAGATTGACGAACTGATTGATAAAATAGAATACTGATGCAAACCTTGCCCATTGGCAAAATCAAAGCCAACCCGAACAACCCCCGAACCATTAAGGACGACAAGTTCTTCAAGTTGGTGCAATCCCTCAAAGACCTCCCCGAAATGGCCAAGGTTCGGCCCGTAGTCGTCAATCAAGACATGGTTGTTCTTGGGGGTAATATGCGGCTCAAGGCTATGAAGGAGGCAGGATGGAAGGAAGCCCCCGTTGAGATTGTAGATTGGGACGAGGACAAGCAGCGGCAGTTCATCATCAAAGACAATGTGGGATTCGGGGAGTGGGATTGGGAAATGCTCGCCAACCAATGGGATGCCGAGCAGTTAGACGATTGGGGGCTTGACATTCCCGCCTTTGATGACCCGAAGGAACTGGAAGCGGAGCAAGATGACTACGAGATGCCTGACGAATTGCAGACCGACATCGTGCTGGGCGACCTCTTCGAGATTGGTCCGCATCGTTTGCTTTGTGGGGATTCAACGGATAGCGATGCCGTTGCGAAGTTGATGGATGGGCAGAAGGCAGATATGGTGTTTACTGACCCACCTTATGGGATTGGATTTGAATATAATTCGCATAAAGATACAAAGGGTGATGAATATCTAAAATTTTGCGATGAATGGTTTGATAATCTTCAATTAGTTTCAAATTTTATTTTTATTTCAACTGGATGGGCATATCAAAAATACTGGTGGAATAAAGACCCAAAAGACTGTTTTTATTGGTTATCAAAAAACAAAAGAACGGGAGGAAGTATAAGTCATTTTAGGAAAATAGAGCCGTTATTTATATGGGGCAAACCAAAAAATAAATACAATTTTGACTTTTTTGAGCAAGTAACGGAAATTATTGAAGAATTAAAAGGCAAACACACCTGTCCAAAGCCAGTAAGTTTAATTTCCGATATATTAAAGGCGGTAAATGAAAGAGATTTGATTTGCGATATTTTTCTTGGCTCAGGAACCACAATGGTCGCAGCCCACCAACTCAACCGCAAATGCTACGGCATGGAACTTGACCCGAAGTACTGCCAAGTCATCGTGGACAGGATGCTTAAACTCGACCCGACCTTGGAGGTCAAGAGGAACGGACTGCCTTACAAAACAGGCGAATAACAGGCTATGCCGATACCCAACGAACATATCAATCAATTCAAGAAGGGAGAGTCAGGCAACCCGAATGGTCGCCCACGCAAGTTTGTCACCCTGCTGGCATCGCAAGGCTATACCCGCTCGGAAATCAACGACACCCTCCAAGCCATGATGTCCATGACGCTGGAGGAACTGGCCGAGGTTTACAAGGAACCCAAGGCCACTATTCTTGAAAAGACCGTTGCAGGAGCCATGAAAAAGTCGCTGGAGAAGGGGACGCTCTACTCGTTGGAAACCCTGCTATCAAGGGTGTACGGTCAACCCAAGCAGGAGGTCGCTGCATCCATATCGCCTCAACCAATTTGGCAGGGCGTAAAACTACAAGTTGACACCAACAACAACGGCAATCAAGATTAATGGATTCCGCAAGCGAGTCCGAATAGTACAAGGCGGCTCATCGGCGGGAAAAACATTTGCCATCTTGTCCCTGCTCTATTCCTTCGCAGCGGATGAGAAGCAAGGCCCGTTTGAGATTTCGGTTGTGTCCGAATCTATCCCGCACCTGCGGCGTGGTGCTTTGAAGGATTTTCTTAAAATGCTGCGTTCTACGGGACTTTACCAAGAGGAACTATACAACCGCACCCTGCTCCGATATGAGTTCCCCCACGGGTCTTATATTGAGTTTTTTAGCGCAGACCAAAGCGACAAGATGCGGGGGGCAAGGCGTGATGTTCTGTTCGTGAACGAGGCCAACAATATCGGATGGGAGGCATATCACCAACTCGCCATCCGTACACGGCAGGCCATCTACATTGACTACAACCCCGTGCAGGAGTTTTGGGCGCATACCGAAGTCATGCACGATAAGGATTCCGAGTTCCTGCTGGTAACCTACAAGGACAACGAAGCCCTTGATGCTTCCATCGTTCGGGAGATTGAGAAGGCCAAGGTCAAAGCCGAAACCTCCGCCTACTGGGCCAACTGGTGGAAGGTGTACGGGTTGGGCCAAGTCGGGACGCTCCAAGGGGCTATCTACGGCGATTACACGGTGGTTGAGGGCATTGACCCATCCACGATGAAATTCGTCGCCTACGGGCTTGACTGGGGCTTTAGCAACGACCCCACGGCCTTGGTCGCAGTTTACCGCAGGGGCGATGACCTGTTCATCCACGAACTGCTCTACCATCGGGGGCTGACCAACTCCGATATTGCGGTGCGGTTAAAAGAGTTTGGCATCACAAGGGCGTGGGAAATCGTGGCCGATTCGGCAGAACCCAAGAGCATCGAGGAAATTTACCGCCTTGGATTCAACATCAAGCCCGCATCCAAGGGACCAGATTCGGTCAGGCAGGGGATAGATGTGGTCAAGCGGTTCAACCTTCATGTCACGAAAGATTCCACCAACCTGATAAAAGAACTCCGCTCCTACACTTGGGCCACGGACAAAGACGGGAAGGACACGGGCGTGCCGATTGATTCCTACAACCACGCCTGCGATGCCCTCCGCTATGTGGCCCTCAACAAATTGGCGGTCAGTAACTCAGGGAAGTACTTGGTGGTGTAACTTTGGGGTATGAAATACTTCGTGTTTTACAACAACGACGCTCAAATATCAAACGAGGACGCTGCTGTTCTTTCTGTTCTTTGTTTGGCTATACTCCTTTTCTGTTCGTGGCTTTATCTTAAAGATTGACCATGAACCGAGAATCCCTGATTGATATGGTGCGTATCGTTGGGCGGCTTGTTGGTTGGTTGCTAATGATAGCGGTAAACATCATCTGTGGTTTTGCAATTGCCGAACTCTTAATCCGCCTATTCAAATGAACCTCGAATCCCTCCTTGACCTCGCTCTCGCCATCGGGCGGGTCGTGCTGGCCTTGTTGTTTATCGGTTGCATTTTTACCCTCCTATTCACACAATGAAACTCATCCACTACTACCACATCTATTGCGGAGGGGGCGGGCAATGGCAGTTGATTATGCACCAACACATGATGGCCCTGTGCAACTACGGGCTGATTGAGCAACTGGACGAAATCCGTGTCGGCATCGTCGGCCCACCCGACCAGCGGAAGGTGGTCAAGGAAATCTTGGACAACTCACTCGTCGCTTCCAAAATCAAGGTCGTGGTCACCCGAACGAACGCTTGGGAGCAAGCAACCCTCACCGAGATGTACAAGGCGAGCCAAACCGAGGATGCGGCCTACCTGTACGGGCATACGAAGGGGTCCGCTGACCCGTCGCTTGTGAAGCAGATGTGGTGCAGGTCTATGATATTCTTTAACATCGTGGCTTGGGAGCGTTGCCTTGCGGAACTGGAGAAAGTGGACTGCGTGGGAACCCATTGGCTCACCACCGAGCAGTTCCCCCAAATAGCGGACCAAAACAATCCCGACGGTTATCCCTACTTTGCAGGGAACTTTTGGTGGGCCAAGTCGTCCCACATCCGTGAACTTGGCGAACCAGTAAGGGAACACCGCTACCAAGCCGAAACTTGGATTGGAAAGCGGGAAGGGATGACCGTGTACGACCCCAACCCAGGATGGCCCGACCCAAGTAAATTCGTCATCACATTCTAACCATGAAACTGCTCGCCAATATCGCCTACCACCACCATCCGAACAGGGTGGAGAACTTGACCAAGGTCATTGAGGCTATCAAGTCCTACCCTGTGCAGTCGGACATCTTCGTGGACACCAACGACCCCCAAGCAGCGCAAGAACTCGCACACCTTCCCGTTACCTTCCACGCTCACACAGCAATGGGACACCCTTGGGAACTGACGAGCAAGCACCGCCACAGGATTGCAGAGGTGTACCATCACTTTGACTGGGTGGCTTACTTTGAGGATGATATGATGCTTCCCAAGGAAGGGTTTGTCAACTTCACCAAGCAGTTCGACCCGATGTTTGAGGACAACTTGTACCCGTCCTTCACTCGGATTGAAACCTACCCAAATGTGGAAGGCGAATTTAGCCCCGACATTGCATTCAATCCTACACCGAATATGTGGAAGGATTGGAATGGGAAGACCTACGCAAGCCTTCCGTTTTACATCAACTATCACGCTTTTTGGATGTTCAGCACCAAGCGGCTTGCCGAGGTGTTGAGCCGTAACCCGCAAGCATTGCAGACGATACCAAACAACGGCCTCTATCGTGAATCCCTTGCCTCCCTGCCGATTTGGTCTTTGGAACTAAAGCCGATGCTGGAGATGGACGAGAACGGCGAACTTGCGGACCATTGCAAGGTCTATCACCTATCCAACAATTATCGGGACAACAGTAGGAACATCAAAGAAATCTTTAAGCGATGAAACACGACCACATCTTCGGCTGGTCCAGCCCACAGGAACAAGGCCAACTCCTTCAGTTCATCCTTGACACCCTGCCCCCTAAGCCCCACATCGTGATGGCTGAAATCGGGGTCTATCTCGGACGAGGGACTGCCATCTTTGACGAGGTGTTTGTCAGCAGGGGGCAGAACTACAAGTTGATAGCGGTGGACCACTTTGAGGGTTCACCCGAACACAAAGCCAGCAACTCGGTCCCATCCTACGAAGCGTTTAAGCAGAACATCGCCCCGATAAGCGACAAAATCAAGGACCACAACTGCGACTCCATCGCTGCCTCCAAACTATTCAAGCAGGGCGAATTTGACATCGTTTACATTGATGCGGCCCACGAACACGAACCCGTACTTGCGGACTTGGAGGCTTGGTTCCCAAAGGTCAAGCGGGGAGGGTTTATTTGCGGGGACGACTACACGGCGGGATGGCCAGGGGTCGTGAAGGCGGTTGGCGAATTCTTCGGGGGACGGCACGGCGTTGTCCCAGGTACGCAACAATGGTACTTCCAAAAATGAAACTTCAAGACCTCACTATTGACCAATTCCAACGCATCGCTGCGCTGGAGTTCAGCCCTGTGCTGACCGATTACGACAAGCGTGCTGGAGTCGTGGCGATAGTTGAGGGGGTGGATGTATCACTCGTCCGAGAAATGCCCGCCAAGGGGTTAACCAAACGATATAAGACCATCATCGCAGAATGGAACGAACTGCCTACCTTGGCTTATCGCAGGCGGTTCAAAGCAGGCGGCAAGTGGTGGATTCCGACGGTGTTCACAGACGAGTTGACCGCTGGCCAACTGATAGACCTGATGGACACCGACACCACAGACGAAAAGAAACTCGTCCAAAACCTGCACCGCATCATGGCGACCCTTTGCAGGGAGGGCGGGTTCCTCGGTTACTTCCCCAAGAAATACGACGGGGCAAGCCATCAAGAGCGGGCCGAACTGCTCAAAGCAAACGCCAAGATTAGCGATGTTTGGGGGGTGGTCAGTTTTTTTTTGCTAAGTTCCGAAAGTTACTTGAAAGTTTTGAGCGACTATTCACGGCACCTGACGAAGGGAATGCAGGGCCAGTAACCAACCCGCTTGCTGGCTACGGTTGGCTGATGGTGGTGTGGCGAATGGCCAACAAGGATGTGCTGAAATTTGAGGCCATCTTTGCGATGAAGGCGGTGGAGTTCTTGAACTACGCCCTGCTGATACATGACATCTTGGAAGCCGAACGGATGGAAGCGGAGCGGATGCGGCGTAAGTAGGACACAATTTGCGTGGCTGGACATTTACCAGCATGGAAACCAAAGTACTTGCCAAGTTCGGAAGCGGTAATTTGAAGGAAGTCAATATCGCCGACCTTCAAGCCATTGGTATAACCATAGGCCCGAAAGGTGGAGGCGTTGACCCACGGCAACAAGTGCTGATTGATTGGCTGAAGAATATTATCAAACTTGCACAAAAGAACCTGCTCACGGGTCGGGAGGACGGCAAGGATGTGAACGCCAAAGGGACGCTATCAGCAAGCCTTGATTTTGACCCTATTCCCTTGACCGCCGAAAAGATTGCGGTCAACTTGCTTGCCAACCCTTACTGGAAATTCGTAGACCAAGGAGTGCGAGGGACCGTCAGTTCAACCCGTGCGCCAAACTCGCCATTCTCATTCAAGAAGAAGGGTGGAGGCAAGAGCGACCAAGTTGGACCGATGACCCAAGCGATTGCAGACTGGATTACCGACAAAGGGATTTTGGTCACGCCAACCTATTCCCGTGAAAAGAAGGCCATGCGGACCGTTGAAGAGCAGAAACTCGCAGACGCAAGGTCTATCACCTACTTTGTCCGCAGGCGTGGCCTTTACGCCACCAAGTTCCTCACCAATGCCCTCACCCCCGAACAAATAGATTTACTCGTCAATACTATTTCGGAGGTCTTGGGCAAGCAGGTCAGCCTTTCAACTTCCCGATAACCCATGTCCATAACCGTCCTTTCGGGTTCGCCCCTCGTAGCGACCCCCGTTTACAACAAGATGCTCTACAAAGTCAGCGGCTCGCTGATTGCCCAGCCCAATTACAGGTATGTCTGCGATGTCAAGAACCCCGCAGGGACGACGCTGGCACGGCTTAAATGTGACAAACTGCCGACCACTAACTTCGGATTCTTTGATGTGCAGAAGGTCGTGGAAACCCTTATTGCCCCGACCGCCCCATCGCTGACGCAGACGGGCTTCGTGGACCATTCGGGGTTTTATTCGGGGTATCGGCTGGACTTCACCCAAGAGTACGGGAACACGCCCGTCGTCACGGGAGCGACCACGACGGTCAGCGGTGTGATGGCCTTTGCGGGGAACTTTGAGCAGTTGGAACTTGCTGACTGGAGCCTAAGCCCGTACTTCCGCATCGGTAGCAGTTTCAACTCGGTCCGACCGCTGACAACCCCTACGGCTTTCACGGTCTATCATGGAGGCAGTAAATTCCTTGCCATCAACGGGACCAAATACACAACGGTATCGGCTAACGACACTTGGCTCGTATCGGCCCAAGTCACTTACAAGGGGGTCGATTACAACTTCGCCGTCAGCCCCAGCCTTTCGGGGACGACCGACTACAACATTCAGCGTTTTGCTTGCGGTCCTGCGAACTTGTCGGGAACTATTTCTGCATTGAGCGGAGCGGTGGAGGGCGATTCCTACACGGTTCAGTTCTTGGGTAACGCTGGCCTTGGCTCGGTGCAGACCACCTTCACCTTCGGCCCTTGCGAGCGGTTTGATTCCATCCCCGTTCACTTCGTTAATAAGTACGGAGGGATTGATTCCTACACCTTCACGATGAAGAACCGCAAGCGGGCCAACATCCAGCGGGAAGTGTTTGGCTACAACTCCGATGTGTATGCAACTACCACCTACAACAAGGTATGGGCGGGGTCGTTTGACTTCGTGTACGCACTCAATAGCGATTGGCTAACCGATGCCGAATCCGAATGGCTGATTGAAATGGTGCGTAGCGGGTATGTATGGCTCGAATTGAACGGGCAACTCGTGGAAGCGGTGGTGAATGCCAACCAGTATCAATTTGTAACCAGACGGAATGACCGCCTCACGCAGTTGCAGATTGAGGTTGCGGTTGCCTATGACAATTCCATCCTATGAGCGTAACCCTCATAGCCTACCCGACGACCAGTTTCATCAACGACTTGGCGGCATGGAACAACTTCAACACCCGTGCCGATGCAGACGGGGCAACCGCTAAGGAAGACGCTTGCTTTGACTGCCTGTACCTGCGCTTTGCGGGGCTGAATGCAATGCCCGAACTCGCTTATGTCCTTGACACGATGGGCGGGACGGACATTGCGGTCACCTATTCCATTGGCGACATTGAGGATGTGACCAAGCAACGGGGTAGTTTCAGCAAAACCATTACCCTGCCGAACACCCCGACGAATCGGGCCTGCTTTGCGTATGCGTACAATATCCAGTCCTTTGTGGGTGGATTCCAACCGAACAAGCGAATCCGTGCCGCCATGTGGGAGGATGGGGTGCAGGTGTTTTCGGGCGTGCTGCAGTTGCTATCAATGAGCA